GACTCTTGACACTCTTAACTTCAGCGGTGATGCTGTCACCATCCTTGGTTTTATTGGTGTACTTTCAACGCTTTTTATTGTTGTTACTGCTTTCCGCAGGTTCTTCAATAGTCCTTACAATGTGCGTGTGAAACCTAGTAAAGTAAACACTGAACTCCCTACTGACTCTGATTCTACTGTATCCTGAACAAATGACTGACACCGTTAATGTTTTGCCCCACATTCAAGAACTAAAAGAGATCTGGAGGAAACAAGATTTCACCTTCACTAAGCAACAACAAGAGGAGTATGATTTGCTGATTGCTGCTCGCCGTGAGCGTGTGAAATGGTTTTATGCTGAAGGTCGCGTCTTCAAGGGTTCCTATAAAGCAAAGGATGAAGATATCTAAATACTAAAAAGAAGTGTTTAGATACCAATGAGAACCTTTCAGGAGTTTATGATTCTTTGTGAAAAATCTGATGCTGATGCTGCACAACAACTTGGTTGGGGTGGTGGTGCTTCCATCACCCGCACTGGTGAAGGTGGTAGAATAGGTAAACAGCGCAAAAAGTCTGCTCCCGAAAGACGTAGAGTGAAAGCAGTTGGTGGTGGTAAGACTGAACCAGTTTCCTATAAAACACGCAAAGATAAAGGTCAACAAAGAGGTTCATCAGCACCCGCACCTGGAAGAGGAGCGGGTGCAACAGAATTAAAACCTGGAACTGCAGGAACTCAAGGAAGTGCTGCTATGACTGCTAAAGAAAGGCAGCGTAAAGCATACCTTGAGCGTAAAGCAAGAGAAGGTGGTAAAACACAACCAAAGACTGCATCACAAGCAATCTCTCAAGCAAAACCACAGCAAGAGAAGAAACCAGCAGCAAAACCACGCAGAAAGTGGGAGCATGAAGGTGGCGGTGGAATGACACGTCAAGAGAGAGATAGAGCAAGAAATAAAGAGAAAACAGCAGCAGCACAAAAGACTAAGAAATCTTCTAGTGAGATTCTTGCACAAATGCGTAGAGAATATGAAGCAGGTGGTGGAGAGTGGAGTCGTGCTGTTGCTGTTCGTATGAGAGCAAAAGCAAAAGCAGCAGCACAAGCATCAGGAAGTTGAGTCCAATTAAAGTTACTCACCTCCAAAGTGTCCTAGTAGTATAAGGACAACACTCAAAACAACACTATGCTCTGGCAAGATCGCAATGGTAACTGGTTCAGCACAGTTTCTCCGATTGACATGAAGATTGAAAAAGCAATGATTGAAGCAAACGCTAACAAAGTCTGGGAAGAAAAAGAGCGTTCTGGTGATTGGTTATTTGATGAAATGTTTGGTGGAGACTGATTAACCACCAGAGCACTCTAGATGCCTCTAGAAGTGCTTTATTTCTGTCTTTACTTATCAAACCACTGAGAACAATGAATTACATTCAAATCCCCGATTTTGTCTTTGATGATGTTATTCGCCTTCTCCAAGAGGGTGTTAATGTCTCTCAAAATGTTGATTTTGGTCCTAATCCCGAGACTGAGAGAAGTCTATCCTTTGCGAATGGATACAATCGTGCTACAATGCAAGGTGTGATTGATAAACTGAAGTTCTATAATAAGGCGAATTAAAGTTACTCACCTCTAAAGTGTCCTAATACTAGATAATGATTCCAATGCAAATCCAACTTCGCCCTCATCAAGAACGCGGTGTTGCTGCTATGCAACAGCATGATAAAGGTCAGATTATTGTTCCTACTGGTGGTGGCAAGACTCTGAAGATGATTTACGATGCTCTGCGTGAGTTGCAGTCTGAAACTCCCCAGACTATTGTTGTTGTTGCTCCTCGTATTCTTTTGGCGACTCAGTTGTGTTCTGAGTTTCTGGAGTTTATTACCAATGCGAAAGTATTTCATTGTCACTCTGGAGAAGTTCACTGGGAATCCTCTACTCGCCCTCAAGAGATTCGCAACTGGGTTGATGCTAATGCTGACAATCATCGCCTGATTGTAACCACCTACAATTCCCTGTCGCGTCTTCAGGTGGCAGAGATTGATGTGGATACCATCTACTTTGATGAGGCACATAACAGCGTTCAGCGTCACTTTTTCCCTGCAACTGAGCACTTTGCTGCTAATGCACGTCGCTGCTATTTCTTCACCGCAACTCCCAAACATTCCCTTGCTGTAGGCAAACCTGGGATGAATGATGCTGCTGTGTATGGTCAAGTCATCTGTAAAGTTCCTGCTCCTGAGTTGGTTGAGGGTGGTTACATTGTGCCCCCCAAAGTCATCGTCAAGCAACTTGCTATGGTGACTGGCAAGCAGACTAACTTTGACCGCGATTCGGAGAATCTGCTGGAAACCATTGATGACAACAAGGTTGGCAAGATCCTGATTTGTGCTAAGGCAACCAAGCAAATCGTATCGCTGGTGACTGAAACTGACTTCTGCTTCCAGTTGGAATGTCGCGGTTATTCTTGGATGTATATTACTGCCAAGACTGGCGCAGTTATTGATGGCAAGAAGGTCAATCGTGAGGTGTTCTTTGACACTCTGAGCGCATGGGGTAAGGATAACGATAAGAAGTTCGTTGTTCTTCACCACTCCATCCTCGCAGAAGGTATCAACGTCAGCGGTCTGGAAGCGGTACTTTTCCTTCGCAATATGGACTTCATTGGCATCAGTCAGACCATCGGACGTTGCATCCGCCTGCATCACGATGATGCCAAAGGTATGCGCGATGGACGTATTGAACCTGGCAACCTGAGTCAGTATAGCAAATCGTTCGGTCTTGTGTGTATCCCTGTCTACAGCAAGGTTGGTATTGCCACTGCCCGCAGTGTTCAGTCTGTGGTTGATACGATCTTTGAAAAGGGCGAACCTGCCATCTCCACCGTTCGCAGGTGAGTCTCACTGAGAACCCAGTCACAGTCAGGGGTCAAACCCTGATTTTTCTGTAATTCTACCTGGAGGGTGTCATAGGTCATCCACCGCAACCAAATCCACGATTTTTTGGAAAGTGTAATGAAAGAAGGATTTATTATCGGCAAAGGTAACTACGCTGCGATTCCATTTGGCAATCAACTGATGGTCATTCACAACGGAGAGCAACTCAAAGTGTGTAGGACAGAAGCATCAGCCAGGAAGTTCATAGATGACCACAAAAAGGGTAAGTCACTGGGCAAACTTCCTGTAAATTAAAGTTACTCACCTCTAAAGTGTTGTAGTAATGTAACCTTTCAACTTACGCTTGCGTAAGAGAAATTATGAAACAATTTTGGCAAGAAGTTCTACTTCTCCCCTATAAACCCAACAGTCAAGATAATCCTCTCCATGAGAAACAAGTCATGGAATTGCTTGACAAGTATGGATTCAAGTATGAATGGCAACCTAACGGTCCACAACAATCTCCAGATTTTCGTGTCACTCTACCTAACGGTCGTGTAGTTGACATTGAATGTAAGTCTTCTAAGCAAACATTTCCCACTTATAATGGCGGTTTGCCGAAGGAAGGAGTCATTTACATTTTCAGCAGTAAGAAGTATAATGAAACTACTATCTTCTTTGCTGATGATGTAGTTTCTCCTAAAAAACGTCAGCAGTTTGCTAACCTTGTGGAGGAACTCAATGCTGTTCTGAAAGTTCACCAAATGGATGAAGAGTGGCAGCAGGATGATAGAGGTTTCGACTTCTACATCCGCAATATGTACGTTCAGAATGGTGCTGGTAAAAAGGATTACTTCAAGCACTCTAATCGCAAACAATGTGAATCTAATGTTCTCAATTTCAACTGGGGTTGATAATATCTCCCAATCCTGCTAAACTAAACTAACCAAACAATCACTTTAATCATGAGCACCACCAAAACCCAACTCCTTGACCTTCTGAAAGAAAACTACGATTCTGAAGTTGCATTCCACGTCCAAGACATTTATCAACTTCTTTCTAACATTTCCTCCACGATTTACAGTCACCTGGAAGTTCCTACTGCTGGTGTACTTCGTGATGTTCAAGAACTTCGGGATGATGATGTTTTGACTTTTGTTGATTATAACGGCACTTACTTTCTGAATCCTTCTTCTGTTATTGATTCGGAACAGAATATCTTTTCTCTTGAGATGCTTGAACGTCACGGTCGCATCTTGATGTGGGATGATAAAACTAAGACCACATCTGCTCCTGGAATCACTTTCAAGCAATGGATGATTGCTAACAAAAATGAGGTCATGTCGCACACGATTGCGCGTGAACTTGATATTCCTTGCCAAACTCGTGTTGACCAAGCACTGTTTAAGGGCACACAAAATGAGATTCGTGATAGCATCTTGAGTGGTGGTTATGATTATCACTGCTATCAACCTGCTGTGTCTGAGTTGAATCCTCCCGTTGAATATCAGGGTAATGTCTACAAGTATATTGTCCGTGATGGTAACAATCGCTTTGAACTTCCCTGGAATTACTTCCCTTGTGCTCTGATTGAGGGTGAAAGTGAATACTCTCTGCTTCAGTTTGGTGCGATGGCAAACAATCCAAACAAGGAAAAGAAGAATGATTGCACTCCTAATGATGTGAAACATATCATTAGACTTGGTTTCAAATACGGTGAAATTGAGAAGACTGAAGATGCAGTCTTTGAGATTCTTTCCACTCGATACAAAGAAACTCGCAAGAAAGACCGTCGCAACTTTGTTGCTGAAATCCTTGCTGAAGAAGGTATCAAACTCTCTATTGAACCTTACGACATCACTAAAGCACGTAAACATCTCACCGAAAACTATGGCGTTGAGATGAATGACCATGACTTCATTATGGGATGGGGTCGTAAGTCTGACCACTATCGTAAGTTGTTCTGGATGTTTGAGCATCAACTTGAGAACCCTGAAGTTGATATGAAAGCATATTACTTCCTGGAACAGGGTCAAGGTGTTGATATTCAACCAACTGAAATCAATATCGTCTCTCAACGTGTAATGATGGAAAGTGAGCGCAAAGTCTACATCAACCACTGCTGTAAGGTTGCTGATTCTTACCGTGCTGGACAAATCAAACCGATTGATGTAAAATGGTTGGCACAGGCAAACGGCAAAGAGAAGTATAATGAGTTCCAATGATTATCAAGTTCTAACTGGAGATTGTCAAGAGATTCTATCCACTCATGATGATAATACTTTCCATTCATGTATAAGTGATCCTCCTTATGGAATGGGTATGGATCATTGGGATCATTCTGTTCCTAGTGTAGACATTTGGCGTGAGGTGTTTCGTACTCTTCGCCCAGGTGCCTTTTGTCTTGCTTTCTGTTCCCCAGAATTGTATCATCGTCTGGCATGTAATGTTGAGGATGCTGGGTTCACAATCAAAGACCAGATTATGTGGATGACTACAACCAAAATGCCGAAGTTTAATCGGTTGAAACCAGCACACGAACCCATTGTAGTGGCACAAAAACCATACAAGGGATCTCTTCAAAGTAACTTTGAAGAGTGGGGATGTGGTCTCATTGATACAGAGAACACCCGCGTACCTTGGGACAAGAAACCTCCTAAAGGTTGGGTTGCCCAAGGTACCAAGCGTCGTACATTTGGTCGAGATGGTAATACAACTGGTAGTGGCAAAGAGTATGGTACAGTAGACGCAAATCCTGCTGGTCGCTATCCTTCCAACATTATCGGTGAGGTACACTCAGAACATCAAAAGTATTTCTATGCTCCTCGTGCCACACGCAAAGAGAAGGGAACTGACAACGATCATCCTACAGTCAAACCCGTGGATTTGATGGCATATCTGATTAAAGTCTATTCTCCAGTTGGTTCTACTGTTCTCGATCCTTTTTGTGGTAGTGGTAGCACTGGTGTAGCAGCATTGTCTTGTGGGCGGGATTTTGTTGGTATTGATTTGTCTCAGCATTATGTTGACATTGCCACGAAGCGATGTGAAGAAACTGTAATCGTGGAAGATGAGGCAAATCCTATCATATCTTCAATGAATTAAAGTTACTCACCTCCAAAGTGTCCCAGTAATGTAAGGAGCGCACCGCTCCACAATCTATCACAAATGCAAGAGAAAATCGCACAGGTTAAGAACTTCGTGAATGAGAATGTTTCTAACGAACTTCTCAAGAATGTTGGTCTCACAACTGCTATTCTGTTTGTCGTGATTGTTTCACAACTTCTTATTCACGAAGTTGTTGCAGTTGTTGATGCAATCCCCGTGTTCAATGGTGTTCTTCAACTCATTGGACTTGTGGCATTTATTAACTTCACCCGCAACAATCTACTGACTGCTGAACAACGCACTGCACTGGTTGATAAAGTCAAAAACTCTTACGATCAAGTTGTTGAGTGAATGTGAGAGGGTTTATCCCTCTCTTTTTTTGTCGCAATTAAAGTTACTCACCTCCAAAGTGTCCTAGTAGTATGACAAGGCAACCAATGCAAAACAAGCACCTAGAGCATCCTGAAGATGAGATTCTGACGGGCAATCTGTCGGTTCTGGATTGGTTTCACGAGGTAGAATCTACCATCAGTGTCAAGATGGATGGTGCTCCTGCTATTGTTTGGGGTACAAATCCTGAGAATGGTAAGTTTTTTGTCTGCACGAAAGCAGCATTTAACAAGAAAAAGATTCGCCTTTGCTACACCGAAGATGACATTTTTACGCACTTTGGTGGACAACCTCGCGTAACCCAAATCCTCATCTATTGCCTGGAGTTTTTGCCTCGCACTAAACGAGTGTATCAGGGAGATTGGATTGGTTTTGGTAAAGGGTTGGATACATTCAAACCCAACACCATTACCTACAGGTTCCCTGAGATTGTGCGTCAGGAGATTATCATTTGTCCTCACACTTACTACACTGGTGATAAACTGCCAGAGATGATAGCACACCCTATCACCAGCAAGTTTGCGAGCACCAAGACTGTTCTGTTTGTTCAACCTGAGGTTGAACTGAATCCTTATCGTGAAGATTTGGAGGATGTGTGTAAGTTTGCCAAGCAAATGAGCACTCTATGTGAGTTTGTGACTGACCGCAAGGCATCAGAAATCAAAAAAGAGATTAACTCCTGCATCAGGGAGCAACGGGTCATCTGTGAAAATGAAATCGCAGAAAAATGTGATTGTGACATCAACCTGCTGCGTTTGTGGAAGTTGGTGAAGTCTATCAAAGAAGATTTGTTCCTGTTTATTCACGAACTGGACAACATTGAGTGTTCTATCAATGGTGAAGATTCCTTCCACGAAGGTTTCGTCATTCACAACAAGTTTGGGTCTTTCAAAGTCATTGACCGCGAAGTATTCTCTCACAACAACTTCGTTCTGCCCAAGAATTGGAGTTGATTAAAGTTACTCACCTCCAAAGTGTCCTAGTAGTATGATCACAACCACAATGCAAGCACAAGCGCAACAAACTATCGCAGAGAACGTGTATAAGAACACTCTGCTGCTGATTGAAGCACTGAAAGACAACTATCGCCAGTATTCTATTCGTGGGCATCAGCGTTCTGTTGAGCGATTTGATGCAACTCCTGGGTATCATCAGCAGAAGATTGATGAACTCAAGTCTGGCAAGTGTGACATTGATTATCAAGTAGAAACTGGTAAAAAGTATCACAAAGTCATCTTTGTTGATGGTGGTGGACATCGTTCTGTTCACTGCTTCATTGATAAGAACACTGGTGAAATCTACAAGAGTTCCAGTTGGAAATCTCCTGCCAAAGGTGTTCGTTATGACCTGCGATTGATTCAAGATCGTGAGTATCTGCTGGAGAACGCAGACTGGAGCGGTTCATATTTGTACGCAAAATGAGCAACACAATGACTGAAACTATCAACGAACTGACTGTCACAAAGTCTCTCAAACTTCTGCGTGATGGGTTCAAGAATGAACTTGCCACTGCTCTATTCGCAGATGAACGCACAACTGAACTCTTTGCCCAACTGATTAGTGAGTTTGTAGAGACGAACATTCCTGTGGTTGATGATGAGAACCAGATGGAACTTTCTATGATGCTGTTGGAAACTCTTGACATTGTAGCACGATGACTTACTCTAACCTCTCAAAGATTCGTCCCAAACTTCGTACTGAAGGTCGCATAACTGGAAATTGGGGCAAACCAAAAGTTAAGGCAGGTTCTACACTCAATGAACTTGGTGTGACTGATGCTGAAGTCGTCAAATGTGCGACACAAGATGAGTATTTGAATCGTCTTTATTATGCTTTTGATAACACTACCGAACCTAAACTTCGTCAGTTCCTTTATCAGGAGATTCGCAAAATCCACATCCAAAGAGGAACTTGGTAATGGCAACTTATCGTGCAAAGTGTTGGTTAGGTTCTTCCTCTGGTTATCAAGAACTGGAAGTTCAATCCAACACACTTAATGGTGCAAAAGAGCAGTTTGAGAGAATCTATGGAGCAGAACAGATTATCAACTTGAGAAAGGTAAGATCTGGTGGTTCATATTCATCTTCTGGTGGTGATGTTAGTGGTTATCTTATCCTAGGTGCAATTCTGTTTGGTATTTGGTTGATTGTAGAATACTGGTGGATTGTTGTGCCTGCCGCTGCAATCCTTGGGTTTCTTGTCTGGTATGGTTCGCAGGATTAAAGTTACTCACCTCCAAAGTGTCCCAGTAGTATGAGCAACACTACCAACCGCAAGTTTCACAACATCTCCCTCGAAGATCGTGAGATGTTTGCCTACAACGCCGCTTACGAGCGTAAGCAACAACAACTCGCTAAAGTTACTCCTGAGCAGCGTATCAAATACTGCTTTGAGTTTCTGAAAGGTTACATCGCTGACGGTGACTCTGAAATGGCAAAGCGTTGCTATGATGGTATCGCTAAGTACAGCGAAGTTCTTGACACCTCTGAGGCACACTACTGATTATGAAGTTTGTTGGTAACTGCTAATCTTCTGATTGCTTGCGGAGATTATGTGATTGATAGTATTACCACTGAATATGGAGTAGAAGAATGAGGTTCCGTAACATAGAGTTCCGTTGGAGCAAATGTAACAACAAGTATGAACTTGTCAAGTGGTATCCTCAAACTCATGGTGAAACTTGTTGTGTCGTTGCTTTCTTTGATAAAAACAAAGAGGGATACGATATGAGAACCATAGGTAATAGGTTCTTTGAGGATAAAGATGCTTGGGTTGTTGGTAAGTATGGTTTGGAGTTTCTAAACGAAGTCTTTGAGATTGAAAGGATTGAAGAGGAACTAAAATGATTGAAATCACATTTACCAGAGAAGAACTCCGTCATCTTTATGATGTTCTTCGAAGAAATCATCTTCAAGTCAAGCAATCGATAATGAATAAAATTGATGAAGAACTTATTGCCGATGAAATCTTTGAACTTCTTGGTGATCTTGAGTGTTTGGATCCTACTCTTGATGAGGAATGGCAGAACAAACTGTGGTATGATGACCCAGAAGACGAGTACACTATTGCTGTGAAACGAAATCGTAACCTGTGGAACCGTAACACGATTGCTGAATTGAAAACTCTTATCGGTAAACTGGAGGCAAATGACTGACACCTGGAAGAAATGGAATATCTGGACTTCTATTCATCTCTTTGAGTATTGTGTGTATTCTTGGAGAAATCATATGTGGAACCATCTTGATGGATATCCTAATGGAGAAAGAATGAGAAACTTGTTCTGGTATTATCTAAACTACGGAAACACTAACACTTATTATGACTGACGGTTACACTTTCAATCGTGTTGAGTTCACTGCTAATGAGGAAACTTGCATCCTTAAGTTTCTCAATCAAGCACGAGAATGTGGGTATCCCAGTGCTAACGAAGAATGG